ATTGGAGCCGGCACCAGTGCCATCCTCCTCCTCGGCCATGAAATCCGACCGGATGATAGGGACACCTCGGAAATACATGATTGGTTTGCCAAGGTCGTCAACGCCCATTACCATGGATACCATGTTACCGGCAGTGCCGCTGGCCAGGCTGACGAGACCAACCTCTTGGAAGGCTTCATCCATCCGGCGGCCAATCTCCATAGGCATGTAGGTAAAGTCAGTGCCGTGCTTCATGGCATCCAGCTGGACTCGTTGGTCAAGTAGGGAAAAGCCAACACTGCCACCGTCAATGTCCAGGTCGGTGCCGGTCTGAACGGCTGCCAGAGCATGGAGACCATCAAATTCATTGGAACCATACGTCAGGTCGTCATAGAGCAGGTCATCACCAATGCGGCGAATCATGGCTTTCTTCATTTCCCACAAGACCTGCGCCTCGTAGTCGTTGATGGTGCCGTAGACGTCTGGGATGAAACCATCCAACCGGCGCTGTACAGCCTTAATCTTGAGGGCTACCTCTTGCTGGCTGTACGTCATGCTGGCGGACCAGGACATCTGGTCACCAGCCGCCATGTTGGCTATATCCGAATCGGCAACAGTTGCCTCTCTGTTCCACTTGATAGATTGACCTCGGGCCTGGGCCACAGGAATTCTGTCCAGCAGGTTATTGCGGTAAACATCCTCCTCAATGACACCAGGAATAAGCTGGGATTGGGTTAACTTTTGACATTCCGCTAGGGATGCCCAATGTCCTATTGCCACGTTATTACCTCCTTATTGTGCGGTTAGAGACCCCTTAGCCTTTCCTTCTCTGGCCAACTGAATCTCTATCTTTGCCTGCTCATGTGGAGAAAGTTTTGCGCCGTCACCACCAACGCCACCGGTACCTCCATCATACCGTGCAGGCTGACTTGGTGCTGGACTGAAACCGACAAGCGTAAAATGCTTCTCGGCATCCCTGAGTTGGTTAAGGTCCATCTCCTTTACTTTTTCAGGGTCAACCTTAAATTGCTCAACAAAGGTTGTCCTCTTAATTCCGAGGAGCTCGTTGGTGAGTTCCTCCCCGCTGGTTTTAGCGGCATTGAGTTGACCTTCCAACTCACCCACCTTTGTGGTTAAGGTGGCAGCTTCCTGTGCTTTCGCTTCCAACTGCTCTTTGGCAGCACGCTCCTGTAGCAGAGTTTGTTTGGTCTCATCGTGTAGCCGGTTAGCCTCAGCCAGGTCGGCCTGATGTTTGGCTAGCTGGTTCTCATAATCGTTACGGCTCTGCTCAGAGGCACCCTTAACAGTAAGTAGGTCTGACTCCTTCACATACTTGACGGACTTGCCGTCTACGGTAATTTTGATGGAGCCATCAGGCTCAAACTGATAAGTCTGGTCTGGCATTATGCACCTCCAATAGTGTTATACACCATACACCTATATTATATCACATTTACAGCCAGTTGTCAAGGTGAGCGTAAATGTATTCTCCCTATTAATAGTATTAGTCATGTTAAATACACTAAACCTTCCTGCCGGTCTGTTTGGCTATTTGCTGGTAGTATTCATCGGCACCTGGAGCTATGGTTGTACCAACTTTACCCCAGTACAGGAGCCAAGCATCTAGGTGAGGATTAGCATACCTTAAAGCACGGCGGGCATCAGATACCTCTGACTGGAAACTGGAAATAAGTTTGTTGCCTGTTTTGGAACTCACAGTATTCTGTATCTGTTCCTGTTTAGGCATATCCTGGTTAACTTTCTTGAGGTAGAGATACTCATTAACCATCTTTTGCTCATCCTCAGGATAAGTGGATAGTATCTCCTCCCAGAGCATGTTGTACGGTCTAAAATACTTGGTGTAGACCTCTCTGCGGATTTCCTCCAACCTAGTGCTGTTCTTGGCTAAGAAGTCCTGCCACTCCTGCATATACTCATCAGGGACGGCTTGTTCTATGGCTTGTCGCTGCGCCCAGAAGTTGTCCCAATCCATGACCTTCTCACCTGTCTCTGGGTCAATGGTCTCCTGTAACTCAATGGAAAAGAATAGGTTGGCCAACTCCTTCATGGGATGGAGAACTGGTTGCTCCTGTCCATACTCCTTGTAGTAGTCCTTGCGGTTCTCCAGAGCCATAAGTGGGTACTCCTCAATCTTGGAGTCTATGTATTTCCTCTGGTCATCATACAACTCCAGTAGTTCACCATTATAGTCAGAGGAACCTCTAGCCCCACTGAGCAGGTCACGTTGGAGTTGTAGTTTCTTCTCCAATATAGTGTTGCTGTATACCTCTACATCATTCCAGGCTAGTTCTATCTTGTTGAGGATATCTTGCTGTTTGCCAGGTAGAAGTGGTCTAACCTGTCCAACATATTTGTAGTAACCAAGTTCCTCTAACACTTTCTGCTGGCTTGGTGAGAGACCACCAATCATATCCCATAGTTGGTAGCCATGTTCACGTAGCCAGTCTTGCTGTTCCGGAGTGAAGCCTGTCATTCCCTCTATGGCTTTGGATGCCTCCTTGTACATTCTGGTTTGCTCATCAGTCCGCATACGGAACAAGGCAAACTGCTCAAAACCAGCAGAGTACCAGCCAACCTCTCTACGGGCATCAGACCAAAGTTGTTCCTCCTCAGAGGTTAAGGCTTCATTCTCCTGTTGTTTGGAGAATATTAAGGAGCCTTTGCCACCCATCTTGTTAACCGTCAATATGGTGAGATAGTTGCGGAACCTATCTCCAAATACATGGTCACTAATCCACCTTACTGAATCATTGTCAGGGAACAAGGCAATCAGGACGTCCAGTGGTGTCTTGACAAGGGCTGGTTGAACCTCACCAAATTGCATTTCCTCACCACCGAACATAGCTATGGGTAGAGTAACATGGGTACCTGGATAGAAGCCATACCGGCTCAGGAAGTCATTGAACTCTAGGAGGTCACCGGCTGCATCCATGCTATCGTAGTATTCAGGGTAATCACGCCTAGAGAGTCTGGTGGTTAAGGTGCCATAGATAGTGCCTCTGAATGGGTTGATGTCTATACTGGTGTTAGGGATATGAACGTACCCATAGTCGGTGTTGTCCTGCCAACGTTCAAAGGTGGACCAGGTGCCAGGATGACGGATGAAGGAACGTGGAAGCCAGAACCAACGCTGGGACTCATAAGTCCAGAAAGGATAGATGGCCTTGAGAATGGCATCAAAGGCATTGGCGTTGGTATAGTCGGTGAACTCTTTGTAGTACCACTTGTGGGCTTCATCCATGGCTTGTTGTTTGAGGGTGGGGTAGTTGGCATACTCACCTTTAACAACCCTAGTGGCAGGCCGTTTACCATTACCCGGAACAAGCTCAGTAGTGATACCCTCTACCTTACCACCCACATCATCCATGTACCTACCAATGTTGGCTATCTCCTCATCCGGTAACAGCTTGGAGTTATACAGGGTATGTAGGTCACGCCGCACAGCCTCTAGCTCTAACTTCTGACCAGCAACCCATGAGGCGTTTTGGGCTCCACCAACCAGTTCGTTCATCAGGCTATCATACACCGCTCCGACTGACTCTTTGGTGAAGCCCTCATCGCCTGGCTTTACCTTGCCCATGACGTAGGCTACAAAGTGGTTGCGGCTATTCTGTGGAACCATAACGTCCAGGATGGCTCGGGATATGTCATCACCACGGCAACCAATCAACATGGCTATATCGTTGGTGGAGAGTTGACCTTTCACCTTAATAGGTGGACGGCTAGGAGTGGCTACCCCAGCCAGCTTGTTTAAGTCCTCAACGGCATTGTCAATCATGGCGTCAAACTCGGCCATGGAGACATCGTAGGTGTCCCAGCGGGCTGAAATCTCTCGGCTGTAGTCATCCCAGAAGTCAGGGTTCTTCATGTCGGCTTTGGTGGCATCCACAAAATATTCGTGGCGGAAGGCGTTGGCTTGTTCACCAAGCTCAGAGGCACGAAGGCGTTTTGAGGTCTGGAGGTCAAAGAGGCGTTCAGCCTCAGTGACATACTGTGGTGATTGAACCTTAGATAACTGAGCCTTGATATGTTCAGTGACCCTGGTTGTGCTGGCTCCAGCCCTCTCTCGGAACACAGTGATAGTGTCCATAGCCTTATCCAGTGTTAACTTTCTATCAGCCAGTGGTAGACCTCTGGACTTTTCCACAGCCCTACCCATTATCTGGCGTGGTGTGGCTCCCTGCATC